GTTAAACCTCGGAGTAGTGTCCTTTCTGGGCACCGTGTCCGTTTCCGGTTCTTCCTCTCGATCGAAGAGATTGCAGCGCGTCAGACGACGTTGCACTCTGCTTACGAAAGCGGGTCGCTCAGCCAGTTCTTCTACCATAAACAAGTGGAGGAGCTGTCAATGAGCGGCGATGATGAGTGTGTTTACCTTGATGACTACAAGTGGTGGTTTGAACAGCCAGAACTTGTAGTGATTTTCCCTGAAGGGAAAGTTCATGCAAAAATAGCAGGTGTGGTTGAACCTTTTAAGGTTCGTACAGTTTCAAGCGGGAGCCCCAATTCTTATTACTTAGCCGGATTCCTTCAAGAGGAACTCTGGGCGAAGCTGAAGAGATTGAAAGGCTTTTCCTTGATAGGAGAGACAGCGACTGTAGAGTTAATGAACCGAGAACTAGGATGCCTCCGACCTGGCAACCTTTGGGTCTCTGGTGATTACTCCGCAGCTACAGACAATCTTGACCCTGACCTTACGCGGTTTGCGTGGAACGTCATGGCCGATTGCATGGAGATGGATCAGGAGCACCGGGATTTCGGTCTGCGTAACCTGGTCGATCATGTGATGGAACAAGGTCTGGGACCCGACAAACAGTCGGGTACTCAGGCCTGGGGCCAGCTCATGGGATCTCCGTTGTCTTTTCCTATACTATGCCTTATCAACTATGCTGGAACTATAGCATTTTTGAGACATCATAATGAACTTCGATATGACTTATGGTCCGATGATTCTTCCCGCTGGAATAGCTGGGTGATCTCGGGCGACGAGCCTGTCTTGGTTAATGGTGATGATATCGGCTTCCAACTTCCGTTGGAACTGTACGAGCCTTGGAAGGCTTGGATGGCCAGCTGTGGCCTCACTGTGTCTGTCGGGAAAAATTACATTTCCGACGATTTCCTCTTACTAAATTCGACCATGTTTCGATGGGACAGTAGTAAGAAACAACTGACATCCGTCCTATGTACCAACTCAGCACTTCTGCTGGGTTGCGAACCGAAGGGTGGAACTCCCGGCCTTGACGGAGTAAGCTGGCTCATGCCAGGCAAAGAGACTTTTGAATGTCTCGGTGCCCGCTTTGAGAAGCTCGCTTCCGATCTTGGTCGGTCTGTTCTACGACCCATCTTCGGTCCGGAGGACGCATTTGTCGTTGCGGATCAAATCTATCATCGAAGCCTAAAAACGTGGTTGTACTACCACCTAAGGCTACTCAAGCAATTTCCAGGTAGTTGGTACTTACCTGAAGTGCTTGGAGGTCTCGGGCTCAATTTCTTAGAGCCAAAAGATATAGATATGAAGATCGCAGGAATTTTTGTAACACAGGAGGACCATGTCAAGGCAAAGAGCCTTGTCACAGTTCGGCCAGAGGGAGAGAGGGTGATTCGGAAGGATGAGAAGGGTCTCATAGTCGGTGTTGTAAAGAATTATCTCTTTAGAGACGCACAGTGGAGCTGGGCGACAGGTCTGAACCCAAGGTTCTGTACCCGCCTAGATATCCACGGGGATCGTTGAG